CATGGCGATAATCGGGTTTTCGTCCTCGTCATACAGACCGAAGCTCCAATAATCATACTTCTCGTTATAGGTCCACCGGAGTATATATTCAGTGCCGTCTATGGACAGATTTGATACGCTATCATTCATGTCCGGAACCTTTATATATAACATTCCATTCCTCCTCGTTAGATGAATCCTAACCCACTTGCCACTCCATAAAGGATTGACTGGTTTTTCTTTGCACTGGAGCCTCCGGAACCGCCAGAACTGCCAGAACCTCCAGAACTGCCGGAGGAGCCGGATGATCCGCCAGTAGTCCCTGCGCTGCTTGATGTCGTAGATGTTGATGCGGTACCGGCGTTTGCCATCGTTTCCCCGGATTTAAGAATGTAGCTGGGGATGCTGGCGGTCTTTCGGCTCGTCACCCTTACTTTCTGTGCCGTGATGGAGATTTCCCTGGCATACCCTATCTCCTTTGAGTGCTTGATGGATATGCTGGTAAGTCCCATGTTCTTATATACCGTATCTGTAGTTACGATTTTCACCAGCTGCCTTGAAAGCCACAGATTCTCTATCCGGTTGCAGATATTGTTTACCCTGCTGTTGGAAGTGCCGTGTCTGTACAGCCATGTTACCGGCGTGTTGGTGACATACAGTGTCATGCTGATGCTGATAGGCTCCAGGATGATTGTGTCCGATACCGGGAACCCCTCCTCCACCGGATAGACCGGGATAGTGGCAGACAAAGTTTTCTGTTCATCTATCAGCGCATCAAACTCAATGCCTGCCACCGATACCGGCTTTAGATTGCTTCTTGCCATATTTGCCTACCCCCTTGCGTATGCCAATCCTCTTGCCATGTATGCGGTCGCGTCACTGGCGGATTTATTCATCGCCATAGAGATGTTCTTCTGCACTTCTGGCGTTCCTCCGGTGTAACTGTTCGCTATATTCACATTCTGCGTCACGCTGGAGGATGAATTGTTGTTTACAGTTGATGCGGTCGCGGTAGATACGTCTGCCGTTGCCGCCCTTGTGAGGGAAGAAATGCCCTCTGCAAGCCCTCTGACCTTATCCAGAACCGTCTCCTCGTTGGAAGAAATGCCCTCTGCAAGCCCGCTCATAAAGTCCGGCATCCAGCTCTCATAATCCGTGAGAGGTCCTTCATCCGGTACAGAGAAATGCAGGAACGATTTTATCTTGTCCCCTATTCCTTTCACCGCGTCCACAATTCCCTGGACTCCGGAAAGTATGCCGTCTTTCAGCCCTCCGATGAAATCTTTCCCCCACTGGATTGCCTGGCCCGGCAGACCTTTGATGAAATCCACCGCCGAATTGATGCCGTTTACGATGGTGTCCTTGATGTTCCCTATCGTTGACGTAATGCCGGATAGGATGTTTGAAAATATCCCGCTCACCGTGGATGCTATGGTGTTGAAAATGTTACCGAAAAAGTCCCGTATAGCCCCCAGCACCGATTGAATGACCGAATAGGCATTATTTATCGCATTAGAGATTGTGCCGGTAATTGCGGCCCAAATTCCGCTTAGAAATGAGCTTATGCCGTTCCAGATCCCTTGAAAGAATCCGCTTACAGCCCCCCAGACGGTCTCCCAGACACTCTGTATAGCGCTAAGGTTTTGCTGTGCCATGTTGACGATCCAGTCCCAGATCCCCTGGAAGAATGATACAATCCCATTCCAAATGCCCTGGAAGAATCCGCTGATAGCCCCCCAGACGGTCTCCCAGATCGCCTTGATTGCCCCAAGAGCCATCTCGAACAGCATTTTGATGGTATCCCATACCGCCGTGATAAAATTCACGATGATGTCCCAGATACCAGTAAATATCTGCTTGATGGCGTCCCAGGCTCCTTGCCAGTCACCGGTGAATACGGACGAAATGAAATTCGCAACACCTTTGATAATGTCCAGGAAACCGTTCAGTATTCCGCCCAAACTGTCCCACAGAACCTTGTACCACGATAGTATCCTACTGCCCCAATTATCCCAGAATTTCTGTATCCAGCTGAATACCGTCTCAATTACCGTGGCTATGGCATTGAATACGGCGCTCCCGACCTCATACAGAGCATCCCAGACAGCAGATAACGCCTCCAGGATTGCGCCCCAAACCTCCAGCAATTTATCCTTCGTGCTTTGTGTACTTCCGTCTATATTGTCCTCTGTAGAACCGAACAGAGTAGCGGCCAGCTGTGAGATGAACGTCCACACCCCTTGCAGGAAAGTCTTGATAATTCCCCAGGCCCTCTCAAAATTCCGCCGTATGCTTTCGCTGTGCCGCTCAAAAAAGCCCTTCACGGTGTCCACCCACATCATAGCTGCCTGCTTGATGAAATCCCATACTCCCAGAAGGAACTCTTTAACCTTTGTCCATGCTGCCAGAATTTTCTCCCTGGCGTTGTCCGCGCCGATACCGGCTTTGTCAAACAGCGTACCGATGACAGAATCGTTCCCCTGCATGAAATTGAAAAAATCCTCAATAATCAGCGCCAATATCACAATGACTGCTATAATCGCCATCACCTTTAGGTTTGCCAGGCTGAAAGCCTTTGCTACCTTGCTGATGATGCCTGCAAGCCCACCGGCGGCTTTTATAAAGCTCATTACCTTTGTGACCGTAAGTACGGTCATGAAGACACCTGCGGCAATCGCCGCGATTTTCAGTACATTCTCTATGCCGCCAAACTTTGCGACTATGTTCTTTACCAGTTCTATGCCCTTCGACACTCCCCTGGATAGAGTCTGTGCCATCCGGTCTATTGCAGGTTGGAGCCTTTTCACAAGCGCATGGAGCCGGTCAAATGCCCTGGTGAGGAACCCGGTTTCACTTGTCATGTTCTGGAGCCATTTTGTTGCGCCCTGCACCAGCGTACTTAGGAACTTCAAGACCTGTACTGCCGGTTTGAGGAACACATTTCCGGCGGCTGCTTTTAAGTCATTGACAGACTGCTTCAAGTTTCCGAGCTGGTTAGACCAGGTATCGGCTTCCCTGGCTGCCTGGCCTAACGCTCCGGAGGCTTTGTTTGCATCCTCGACCATCGCCAATAGCGTGAACTGCTTTTCTGCCTCGCTCAAATCCTTGAACGATTTTCCATACAGATTGTTTGCTGCCGTGTTCCTGGTGGTTTCCGTACACGAAAGCCCCAGGGCGGCATCGTTCTCAAAATTCCCCTTCAAGAACGACTGCAAGGAATTTGTCACATTCTCAATGGAGCGGTCATAGAAAGCCGCGGAATCTGCCACGGCTATCATTGACCTGTTTGCTATATTGAGCGCGTCTGCCTGCTCCACGCCTGCTGTCTTGGAAAAGGCAGCTATCTGTGTGAAGCTGCCTTTCATCCGGTTCACCATGACGCCGGTATCCGCCTCTATCGCCTCCAGCTTGCTTGCCGCTTCATCTTCCATCTCCCCGAACACCTGGGAAAACTGTGATTTCAGCGCCTCCGCCTCTGCTGCGGTTTCTGCTAAATTACTAAGGCCAGCTATGGAAAATCCTATGCCGATTACACCGAGAAGTTTTGTAGCGAGATTCTTTAACCCTTTGATGGAGTTTTCCGCCTTTTTCTCGCTCTGTGAATCCACCTCAAACCCGAATGCCACAGCTATGTCTCTTATAGTCAGTTTACTTGTTCCTCCTTTCCAACTCGTCAGCCCGCCCCTTTTCCACATCACGCTCCATGAGATAGAGCGCATACAGCTTCAGCGCCTCGTCCAGGGTGTAACATTCCTTCAACTCCTGCATGGACGCGATGCCTGCCTTTATCAGAATGTAGCAGCGTAATTCCAACTCGCTAAATTGCTCGTAATCAAACTTGCCGTATTTCAGATAACCTTGCGCGGAGTCTTCGGAATCGCCGATCCTGCTTTCCCAGATAGGCCGGCGATTTTCTTGAAAAAACCGTTGAAATTCAGCTTGATTACATGGAAACAAAGGATGAACATATCCTGGACTTCCCCGCAGAAAATCTCGTTTGCGATGTCCATGTCCAGGCGTTCCGCCTTAGTCTCTCCTTCCTCGTCCGGCAGCTCCACAACGATATGCCCTCCCAGGAGTAATTTCTGCATGAGCTTTTCCATCTTGTCACCGGAGATATTGGTGCAGTTGAACAACGCCTCCGCTGCCTGCGATGCGTCAACGTCCATGAGGCTCCCTTCTTTCTGATCTGATACCAGGGGTGCCAATGCTGCCAAAAGAGGAGCCAGCACGGATGCCAGCTCCCCGGTAAGGTTCGCTGCCTTGAAAGCAGCAAAAGGTTTGATATAGAAATTGTAACCGCCGACCTTCTCCTTTGTCGGCTCCATCTGTTTCAGTGCCATGTGTTTATCCTCCTATGCTCTTATTTGAATTCTCCCTCTGCCACCACAATTTCCCATTCCCGGTTCTGCTGCGTCTTTCCGCGAACCCACGATGCCGGTTTTGTCACCCAGGCGACAGCACCCACGAACTTCTCCGCTCCCAGGATGTCTGCGATATTCACAGAGAATGTTCCCTGGCCGTTCTTCTGGTCCTGCCGGTATTTCTTCTCCAGAAAGGAATTGCTTCTGGACGCCTGCAGCAGAGCGATTTTTACAGTGTAGATTTTGGATGGGTCAATGCTCCTGGCAATCTCGCCATCCGCGCCGCTCACATAGCTGGTTCCGTCACCGGCAGGCTCCACGGTAATAAAGCTGTCATCCGCGAATCCAGACATAATGTGATTCCCCAGAGCGCAGGTCACTTCTTTGGGATTGTAGGTTGTTACTCTCATAGCTTTTTATCCTCCTCTCTTAGAATCTCAACGTGCCGTCAATTTCCACCAGATGGATGGCGCCTGCAAGCCGCGCCCGCCATCTACAGTCAGGCAGCCTGCGTGATTTCCGCTGGTCCTCCGTCAGATCGCTTGCCAGGGGGACGGTAGTAACGTACCCCGGAATCTCGTTATCGTCAGCATCGAATGATGTCTGTGCGATTCCTCCGTGTGTCTGGCCTTCCGAAAGAGCTTTTTCCATCGCTCCCTGGATTGCCCCGATGCCGCTGTCCTCGAACGGAACCTTCGTGTTGGCTTTCAGAACGCCGAACACAAGGAACTGCATCCGGTTTTTCAACCAGTCACGGAAACGGATGACGTCAATCCACTCCCCGGAGAGCATTTTCCCGCCCATGTTGCAGTTGCAGCTTGCATACCGGAGGTTCACATTCATATTGTTTGCCTCAAGCGTCTTTTTCTGATCGGACGTGAGCATGGAAGGAACGATGGTTGCCTCCTCTTTAAGGTTCCAGGTTTCGGAGCCGGGCTGGAACCCGAAACACTTCGCCATGATAGCAAGCGCAGCGTACTCATTCTCCGCAGGCTTTTCCCCATTTTCGTATCCGTCCGCCAGTCCGGAGAACTTCCCGAAACTCCGGTAATAGGAAAAATTCTTGATCGGGCAGCTGTCAATGTCCGTGTACTCGAATCCGAAAATCTTCTCCTGCGTCTCTGTCCAACTCACCACATTGCAGACATCCTCCGGGTCTTTGAAATCCGTAATATGGATTCCATAGAAAGACGCCTCGCGGTTTGCCCTGGCAAGCGTATCCCGGATGTCCTCATACACCGGTGCAGGCTCCGTGGTTTCGCCCTCTCCCTCCACCACTTCCGGGATTATCGATTTCCGTACCACCACATACACATCCCCCGGTGATGGAGACTGTGAAAATGCTACCGATGCCGCCAGGTATGCGCCGTCCTCCACGGTATATCCGTAGTTGAGCAGTTCATCAGCCTTTGAAATGGCCGTGGTCTTTGTGAGCTTTGCGATGCCCTCCGTCTCCGGAGCAGGCACCACCAGCAAAATGCTGTCAAACGTGGCGTCATTTGATCCCGGATTTGCAATCTCAATGTTGCATTTTACAATGTCATCCAATGGATTGTTCTGCATTGTCTCTACCTCCTTCTGATTCTTCTATCAATTCTACATTTTCTATGGTATCTGTCGTAGCAGCTGCCATATCGCTTGTTCCGCCTCCGGAGCTGTTCGGAACCATTGGCATTTTACTGATGCCGTACTGTCCGTCCGCCTCTTCGACATAGGAAACCGCAAACTCCGCCATCGCCCGGTACCGGTACTGTGTGCTGTTTTGCAGGCCGGTGAGGTTCCGTACCGGAGGCATGAGAAGAATCCCCACGCCCCTCTTGCTGAAAAAGTCCGTCATCCTCTCTGAATCCAGGAAGATAGCGAACTCTGATAAATCGGATGTTGCGGTATCAATAAAGTTGCCGGTCTGATTCTTCCCGGATGGCATCGGCTTTCCATTCGTATACAGATTCACTTCCAGGGTAGTGCCGCACTGGTATACGCTGCGCCCATCCTCGTCAACTATCGGGAAGGTATCCCTCCGGATGCCGCCGGTTTTAAGGGTGATGTATGGTACTGGTGGCTTCGTGTTTATCTGTTCTGTCCAGATGATAGCTGCCCCGGCGAAAAACCGCGCTGTGGCATCGTAAAGTGATTCCTTAACTTCCACCAGATTCATCCGCCGTCTCCTCCTCTCCCTTTTCCTCCTCTCCAGGCCCCGGCCCCTGATCTTGCTTTAGGCACTGGATAAAAGTGGCTGTGTAATGCCTCAGCGGTGTATTCTCGCTTAACCGGCTTGATATACAGTCAAACCACTTTCCCTGAAACCACAGCCGATCCGCTTTCTGTTTTATATTGTCATTCTCCACCAGAATCTCATAATCGCAAAATACCTTTAGCTGCTGAACTGACTTTGTGCCATCCGGAGTTGTGACAGATACGTCCTCCATTGTCTGTACATCCATAGGGAGAACAATATCCTCATAGGGTATTGTGGAATATCCCCGTTCATAGACTGGACTGGAATAGCGCCGCAATGTATGCGGTCTTTTGAAAAAATTCATCAGTCCTCACTTCCTTTCTTTTGAATGACATAATCTACCGACTTTCGCATCCGGCCTGTATCAATCAGCGGCTGGCTGCTCTTTTTCTTTCTGATCGTAGCTTCGGAATTTGGAACGAAATCCCCCGATTTGATTTCACTCTGCATGAGACGTTTCTGAAAAACTCCAATTTTTTTCAAGGCATCTTCCGCAGATTCCCCTTTTGTAAGCGCCCTTACCCGTGTTTGAAGGAAGCTGTTTATCTTATCCTCATTATTGTCCACGCTCTGCCTGATAAATGGTCTGGATGGGATATGCTCCGTTCCGAGCTCATTCCATGCTGCAATATCGCAGATATCCGTACCATCTTCTTCGGTTGCTTTCCCATGCTGGAAACCAACACGGACTTCCAAATCCCCAAGCTCTTTCAGCATCTGCATAAATTTCCGGCCTTCTGGTGTAAGCCTGTCTGTTATTTTAGCGCCCATATCCAACACCTGCCGATACTATTGGAATGATGCAGCTCCGCCTTAACTGCAGATACTGCATCCCATAGATTGTGAGGCTGTATTCCGCATCCGAGTTCGAGTTTCCCATCTGGTTATTTGTAAATGTTACCGATGTCTCTCCCTCAGATACGGAGGCAAGCCCGATTGTATCCCCAATGGTTCCGTTTGCTACCGCGCTGCCATTCCCGGCCAATTTCATCTTATGAGCCGCCATATAAGCAAGAGCCTGGGGATACACCTTCCCGAACCTTTTCCTGCTTACAAGCGGCTCTGAAATTGAAATGAATAGCTTTACATCATCATCCGAAACCTGGGAGAATTCCTTCATTGTGGCTCTTATAATGTCAAAGGCCTCCATAACTCCACCTCCCCTACTGGTTCAGCGCAGCAATGATTTTCTCCCGCAAGGCATCCACCTTATCATCATCCGAAACTTCCACCCCCATACCAACAGCCTTTGTCAAAAGTTCATCCTTTTTCATGGATTTCACGGCTTCAATCTCTGCCTTCTTTTCTTTCTGAGCCCTGGCGATTGTCTCCTGCTCCGCCTTATACTTGGCAACTGCTTCTTCCGCAATTTTCGCTCTCTCGAAATCGCTGATACCCTCCGGAGCTCCTGCGACCGCCGCTTTGTCTGCATCAGCAACAATCCCCTTCGCCAGATAATGTGCAACTACCGGGTTTTTCTCCATCCCTTTGTCCAGTTCCACGGTATTCCCCGGCAGAAGCGGCTCCCCATTGATAGAAACAATCTTTCTGGATTTATTGATAATTCTCATTCTGCGCCCTCCTTAAATGCCGTATGCCAAGAGCATGGACAACGGATAATAAATAATGAGCCCTGCGGTTCTCTGCTCGCAAGGGACCTCTGTTTCCAGGTTCTTGATCTGGATTGGATACTGGTAGAACGGGAGAGGAATCTCCAGGCTGAACTTCTCCGCATCCTTTGTGTACATAAGTGCTACATCTTTCCCGCTGGTGTTGATATCCGTTGCCGATGCCTGCAGCTCGGCACAGGATTCAAAATTTTTCAGATGCGGAGCATGGTCCTTGATGAAGCTGAGTACAGTAGTTTCCGTATCGGGAATCCGACGGGTGGACAGATCCATGAAAATATAGGACGGAAGCGCCAAAGTATCCGGCTTCTCAATCCCCATAGTAATCTTGTCAATGAATTTCTGCATGCCGTTGATATCATCCAGAATCTGATCCGGCGTCTTGTGTCCCCAATCCGTATACTGCACACCGTCCACCGTCACAGTAGAAAGGGTATACAGAGGGATATCATTGTCATCACTGAAAATACCGATAAGGTTATGCTTTGCATCTCCTGCCCAGGCAATTTTATTGACAACATAGTCCGACGCTCTTCTCGCGGCAGCGCCCTTTCTGGCATCCAGAGATTTCCCTGCAAGGCGGGATGCTCTCATTTCCTGCACATTGTAACCATAACTGTCGCCTATGGATTTGATGCTTGCCGTATGGGATTCCCCCTTGATATCCACCCTCGGCAGATCTGTTGCGTAGTTGTTGATGATTTCAGCCATGCCGGCAATATCATAGCTGTAATATGTGGTGGTCTCTGCTCCTTCGTTTACCTCAGAGGTAATCGGGAAATTAGCCAGGGCAGACAGTTCCGGGTATACCTTGTCATAGGTCTTAGTCTTGACCTGATCCAGCTCGCGGGCAAAGAAAACGCTTGCCTGCTCTACGCTGTCAAACCTCATTGCCTCAGATCCGGACATGCCCTTAATCAAAGTAGAGCCTTTAAGTGCTCTGTAATCATCGTTGTTGAAATCTTTCATCTGTTCACTCCTCCTTATTTAAGCTCGATCACTGCAATACCTGTGTTGGAATCGACGGACTTTCCAAATTTCGCTCCCACATCCAGGCCAGCACCATAAATCTGCCTGCTGACAACATAATCACCGACCGCAGGAGTGTAGTTAGACACTGCCGGGGTAACTGCGGACAGCTTAATCTGGGTATCGGTGGGCGTTGTCGTATCTGCCACAACTTCCTTTGCCCCTTCCGTTCCGGATACGGTCTTCTCATACAATGAATACGCCGCAGACTGGCTCGTAAAGCATCCTGCAAACTCCCCATCCTTTACAAGATAGGCAGTCCCTTTATAGGTGGGATTTGCATCAGGTGCCACAGGCACCCAGATTTTACCCTCCACCAGGCAGCCGACCGTTCTCTTGCTTCCGATATTGAGGTTGTTATCCATATCCAGCTCTGCCATAACAGAGTTATGAACCACAATACCCTCAAAATCATTTGCCGTTGCCGCACTGTCCGGTACTTTAACATCAATACCGGCATTTGTGCCCTTTACGACACCTAAACCAAATTTGACGGAACCCTGTGCCTGCCTTGTCGCCACTTCATGGTGAGACATATCAAAAAGTCCGCCAGCTACTCCCTTGGAAAAACCAAAGTTATAATCCGTCTGCACTGCCATCCTCATTATTCCTTACCTCCTGTCATTCTTTTAATCATATTTTTTCTGGCCGCATTGGAGCCGCTTTCCTCCATGGCATCCTTACGAACCTGAGCTTCTGCCATCTTCTGACGCTGGTCATTCGTGCTCTTCCTGCTGGTATAGGTTTCTTTGGCAATATCGTAAGCAGCGCTGATATATGCCTCGCTCTTTCCGTCCAGGTTCATCTTCGGATTTACAGCTTTGATAATCCGCTTTCTTCCTTCTGTCACAGAAAGGCTCTCAACCCCATCCAGATTCAGCTTATCTGCCATGCGGCAGATATCCAGCCTGTCCTTAAACCTCTGATCCACGGAATCCATATTTACCCCCTTATCCTTTCCGTCTTCCGCACAACCTTCCCCGTCAATATTCCCCGGTTCAGCCGATGTCTCCTGGGACAGATCTGCCGGCGATACATTTCCATCATCACCATTCATGTCGCTAGATGCCTGCAGCTTGTCAATCTCTGCCAACAAAATTTCCAAATCCGCCTTCTGTTCTGCAATCACATCTTCCGGCGCCATATTGGCACCATCTGCGTCACGACGGTCGATATTGTCCCTCACCTGATCGATGGGGGGCTTTTTCTCTACGGGCGGTTCCTCGCCACCGCCTTCTGCCGGCGGCACTTCGCCACCATCTGTTCCTGCTCCTGCTGTTGCCTCTCCGACCGCTTTCTGAGCCAAAAACAAAGCGATAGCTGCCTCCATTTCTTCCGGGGTTAATTCTTCGCCACCGTCAGCCCTGCGACCTGTTCCGTTAGATTTGTACATAACTATACTGCCTCCTTTTAAGATTTTTTTATTATCATCATCTTTGCCGTCGATGTTGAGCCTGGCGGTATCCCCCGCCCTTGCCTCCCCAACCAAAGCAAGATGATTGATTTCAATGTTCCTCTGTATGCAATCGTATTTTTCGCCCTCCCATACGCCGGGCGTTTCCTCTGTATTAAGACTGTATCCAAGGGAAAGTTCTTTCAGGCCACACCTTTTTAATGTATTGGTATCATGAATGATGATTTCGCAGCGAACATTATCCCCATCCTGATAGCCTACGCTCATAATGGTACCTATCTGCTCCCGCCTTACATTGTCCTTTGATACCTCCCCTGCATCATGAGTGATGATAATCGGCTTTCCTTTGTAGCTTTGTAACGATTTTTTATCGAATACTTCTTCCGGCAGACGCAATTCCCTCCTGACACTTCCATCCTCATTTTTATACTCAAATATGCCGCATGTAGTCACAATCGGATGGTCTACCAGATAGCCCTCTTCCGTGTAATAGGTCTGATCCAGAGAAATACTGTCCAACCTCTGATATTTCAATTTTTTTCACCTCCCATTCATACCGGAATATCCAGATTGTCTATATCAAATACCGCCAACGCACAACAACGGCATTGATAATCTTCCCCGGGATGACAATGCCTGCCTCCGTCTGTTTCCGGCGGATTGTCCCAACTGAATATGCGGCCGTTCAGCCTGTGATGGCTACTGCGCACCCTCCGATCCCCCGAATCGGACCATTCATAATAATCCACCCCTGCATCTTTCTGCTGGTGCTTCGTAATCGCCGCATTCAGCTTCGCTGTCTGATCTCTGGCTATCAGCCTTGCATGCCTCTTGTCCATTCCGTACTGCCTTTGGATTTCTTTCACAATATCAGTCGTTGGCTTTCCGCTCATATAGCCGGAGTAAACGATATCTTTCATTTTGTCCAGAGAATTAGATGGCACTGTCTTTATGAGGTCCACATTGTCAGACACCCATTTTTCCAATGCGCTTTTGTAAAACTCTCCAGAATAGTAATCCGTCAGCAGATCAAGCCCCAGCGTCTTGGAAATCACCTTTTTCCATTCTCGGATGGATAGTTTCTGCTCCAAAGCCGCAATCTCATTGAGAGCTCCTGCCAGATGAAACAAACTAAACGCCGCATCAAGTTCCCTGCGGATTGTGTCGAAAAGTATCTTCAAGCGGACCATTGTATTATCAATCGTCTCAAATCTCGTCCGTTTCCGCTTGCGGTCGTTCTTTTCAGGGGAATCGGTGTGATATCCGGCTGTGCCCTCCGCAATAATCCTTTTTATTTCCGGGATATGCGCAAGGATTATCTGGCGCTCAATCCCCATATAGGCGTTTACAAGCCGGATATATTCCCGCTCAACACTGTCAGGGTACTTCGGGGCATACTTCGCTCTCACAATATTTCTCCCATG